TGACATTTCTCAATTCATGATCAAAGGCTGAAGCTTTAAGCATCTGAATTGAATAACTGTCAGGCATTTAAATTCCTCTCAATCAGTATAAGTTATTTATATCACAACTAGCAGATTTGTCAACCAAAAAGTGGTATATTTTAGATGAAGACTCCGTCCAGATTTGAACTGGAATTAAAAGGATTGGAGTCTCATCTAGGAATTGAACCCAGCTCTTCCGATTTGCAGTCGGATACATCACCACTCTGCCAATGAGACTCAAATATTTTTATTCTTTCAAGTAATTGATCCAATGTCAATGAACATTTTGTTCTTTTAGATTGATTTTCTTTGTGTCTTACTAATAAGCAATTGGTCGGATGTGCTATAATCCTGGGACTAATAGAATTTTCAAAACCATATCTAACAGATATCATATGATCTCTACTTATACCATTTAAATTATTACCTCTATTAGAGGCAGTGTACCATCCATATTCACGTATTAATGATAATTCAAAATTATTTGGATAATCAAAAACATTAAATGTAAATTTACATTGAAATTTATAATTATCCCAAGCTGATCTTAATGATTTATTATGTTCCATCCAACATAATTTTGAACAAAATTTAGTTTTTTTATAAGATCTAAATACATTTATTTTGCAAAAATCACAAACAACATCGACTAATGGTTCTAAATTTTTATTTTTTCTTCTAAAATGATCATCACCTCTAGGTAAACTAGCAAGATGTTTTGGTGACAATTTTGAACCAGTTAATTTTTGTCTAAGTTTTTCTTTAAACTTTTCATCTCTCGGTCCTCTGCTATTAGCGCATTTTCTAGAACAAAAAGTTCCTGGTTTACTATGTTCTGCAGAGCATTTTGGGCATGTTTTCATTTTAATTGAACTTATATAATTATCAATTATTTATATAAGTTCAATTTTTACCCTCTGCCTAGCCATTCGAGCCATGGAGTCGATAACGCCATTGTGTATTATAAAAGTTTATTTTAGCAAGATCACTTTTATAATAGTTGAATTGATTTCGTTTAATCTCGGGAAGATTGTCAAACCATTCCCAAAATGACTGATTGAATTCTTTAGTGTCTATATGTTGATCTATATCTTGCATTGTAGACCTAAAAAAATGGCGGAGAGCGGGTACACTCGAAGTCCAAACCTTTTTAAGGGTTCGCATCGCTTTCAAGGCGAGCCCGGTACGCCTGTCCGGTTCACTCTCCGTATTATTTAAGTTGGGGTGAGTGACGGGTATTGATCCCGCTTAGATGGTTTCACAGACCACCGTCCATACCTACTGACTCCACTCACCATAAAATGTTTCGGGAGAGATTACCAATTCTCAAATTAAGACATGGATTGTCGGGTGTTTATCCCACGTCCCCGTATTTATTTTAGAACTTATAAGATGCACCAACCATAAAAATATGGTCATCACGAACACGAGCATTAGAACCATTCATTGAACGGACATTACGCCAGCGAAGATCAGCATCAAGATTATCAGTGATCATGACACGTGTTCCTAGTCCTAGATTATAAACCGGAGAAGCAACACCACTCTTAACTGCACCTAGGGAATCAAAAGCATAACCTACACCTGCCACTGCATATGGTGTTAGAGTAGTGCCAGGGATTCGGTACTGCGGAACAACATTTGCAAATACCATAGTTCCAGAACCTGTTCCGGTCTTCCAAGCATTTTCTACAGTAACTTCACCACGGAGAAAACGATTGACTTGATATCCACCATTTAAACCAATGGTAACTTGATCATTCTTACCTGTAAATGATCCTACCTGCCCACCGACAAAAAATCCACTATCGGAAGCGTTCTTACTCTGGGCAATTGCAACCGAAGTCATACCAAGTGCCATAATTGTAGCCATAAGAATAGTCTTCATATTTATATCCTTTTCATTGAAAAATGGTGGGGAGGATAGGATTCGAACCTACAATGTTTCTAATGTAACAGTTTTACAGACTGCCGTCCCACCACCGTCGGAACAGCCTCCCCATTATTTATTTAATATATCACACTATAGTTAGTGTGTCAATTAAATTCCTTTACCTGAGCTCAAAATTATCTTAGAGATGTGTTCAAGCCTCTCGATATGCTCATAAGCTCTCCAAGGAGTCTTATCAACTGAAACCACACCATGACCTTTAATACCGACAATATTAAACTCAGTTTCACCGGTAGCCATATTTAGCTTCATGTTTTCCATACAAGCTTCAGCTAAATCCCAAGAAATAGGAGGAACATCATCAGTGCTTTTAGCTACTTTAGTATATCTAGCAATCTCAGGAAAGTGATCTTTAAGCCGATGAAGTTCTAGACCAGCATGCATAGCGGCAACTGTATAAGTTGAATGAGTATGAATTACTACCCGAGTTTCCCAATCCTTTGGAAGCAATCGTTGTAGCATGTAGTGCAATGGAAACTCACCCGACGGCTTTAAACCAAGAGAAATATTTGTATAAGGAAGAGCAATTGGTGAACGATCTTCCTTTAGTGAAGTGGATAGTTTCTTAAACTGATCTGGCTTAAGAGTCTGTTTTCGCATATCTGTTGGAGATAGATAGAAAAAGTCTTGACCTCTATAGCGTAGAGATACATTCCCATCTCTAGAAGTCATAAGCCCTTTTTCATAGGCTTCAACCATTAAGTCACAACACGTTTCAAGCATATTTTAAACCTTAAGATGTTTTCTTATAAGAAGCTTTAATATTACCTTTTTCAAGGACTGTAAAGCCATGATCAAAAATAATTTTTTCAAATAAATCATGATTATACATCCAGATATCATCTGCAACAAAAACTGTGCCGATGGTTGATCTTTCTGCAAAGAACTTTGTTTCTAATTCAACTGCTTCATTGTGATGTGGACCATCAAAGAAAACAAATGCATATTGATTTTCTAGTTTCTTAAATTGATTATAGACGGGCACACCATCGCTAAATCTAGCAAAAAATTCACTGTCTTCCATACAAAAGAAAGTAAAATTAATACCTTTACTAAAAGCATAATAATATAAAGAAGGAATAATTTTATTCCTCATTTCATTAGAATAATCAAGTTTTATAGGTTGAGTTATATCTTTAGAAGTAGGATCACCAGAAACTGGCGTGCCTGGATAATGTTGTGTTACATTTAAATTTGTACTAATATAGTCAATATTACCATAAGGATCAATACAAAACATTGAACGATCCGTATCTGAATTATATACTAGAGAATCAATGATGATTCTAGCAGAACCACCCATTCTGGTGCCTATTTCAACTATAGCTCCAGGAACATCTTTACACTCTAAAACCGCTTTATGTAAAATTTCATATTCCGAACTATCGGTTGTGAATAAATCATCTAGAAAAAATCTAACTACACTCATATCATTATCCTAAAAGCAAATTGGTGCCTTCACGTGGTAACGCTCCACGATCTAGTCGCTTATGAGACGACCGAGATCACTTGATCTGAAGGCATTTATATTTCTACCACGATACCAATTATCAGGCATCGGTTCATCTAATTTTATTTTTTTATTATTGGTACCATCAGTTATCCAAATGGTACCAAATTGTGAATTTTTCTCACCATTGTGTTTATGTTTGTGAGATAAAGACATTTTTTGTTTTGTATGTGATGTGTGGTTTTTCCCAAAGAAATGGTTTAAAGAACCAATTTTACTAGATAGATATAATGGGTCTTTTTCTAAGATTGCTTTTAGTTTAGAATTAGCAATATTTGAAAGAACAGATCTCCAATTTTCACCATATTTACTTTCTAAAATAAGATCAGTTGCTTTACGACCGTTTTGATATACTTTTGTTTCAGGATTCATAATAGGAGATAATTTATTTTCATTAACATATCCCCATCCACCTTCCCCACCAGGACAAAGATTATAACTACTTTCACTTAAAACTACATATATTTTTTCAGCTTCATCCATTTCTTTTTCGGTATTAAAAAAACCAAGTATTTCTTTCTCAAAGTTTTCTTTACCGTGTTTTTTGATGGCGGCTTTGATAAGTTTTCCTGAGCCCATATAACCATCATCTAATTTTTTAGTCTTGTGTTTACCAATATAAAATTTATTATTAATCTTATTGGTAATTTTGTATATAGTATAGTACATTTAAGCTAACCCTTGATTATATAATAGTCTTATTGATATTGCTATTTATATAATCAAGGTGCTTATGTAGCAGAGGTGGGATTTGAACCCACGATTTCCTGGGTATGAACCAGGCGAGGACGACCGAGCTCCTCTACCCTGCAACTGTTTGATTCTTACGTTTACTATGTTTCGCAATCCCGGAACGGAGCTCGAGGCGCCGAGACCTCTTGAAACACAAGGTTAGCAGGTCGTTCCTGCACACGAGCGTAAGAATCAATTCTTACCGATTTATACTCAACATACTCAGCTGTAGATGGTTGTCCACAATATCTTGATTCACCAAATCAAGCCACTGATTGCTACGTGATTATAGACCGGGTCTCTGGTGCGGAATACGAGATTCGAACTCGTGCCATTTGGGTGGAAGCCAAAGACGCTACCTTTACGCCAATTCCGCTTATTCTTATAGATATTTAGAGAACTCATACATTGCAACCGCAGCGGCAGAAGCAACATTGAGTGAACGAATTACACCACGTTGTGGAATATGAAAGCATGGATATTTATCCGTTAGACAAGTCGGAATACCAGAATTTTCATTTCCAAAGACTAAACATGGTGTTGTTAGATCGCCATTATTATAAATGTGAGATTCAGAAATATCTCTTGATTCTGCTGTTTTATCAATCAGCAAGGGCTCAAGATTATAGTCATAAACCATATTTTCAAACTGATTGACAATCACTTCATCATCAGTAAGTTCATCAAAATCATACTTAACAATATTAGTATAGTGATTAGCACCAACAGTTGATCTTAGATCATAGCGTCGACGACCAAAGATAAAGACTTGTTCAGCACCAAAAATATGAGCAGTTCGAATACAGTTGCCAATATTTAGGTCATATTCTAAATTGAGTAGACAAACTGCATATGGTAGTCGAGTAGCATTAGAAATTAACTTCAAATCTTCTACACTCAGATCCTTGTAGTGATCATGAACGTTGAAAGACATAATATATTCCTTTCTATATTAGAAGTTCTGGTTTGTGGCAGGTGAGGTATCCAATAATATTTATGAGATATTATCTGCCCATTCTCCTTTTATGGATTGATTATATCCACTCTACCTTATCATCGCTAGCTAGCCGATTTAGCGTAGACTTTACTTACCACAATATCTGAACTTACTTTGGGCCTGTAAGTATACCGTAAATGCCGATGGCAAGTAATGGAAGTCCTACAAATAAGAATCCAAATCCTTTACCAAAAAATACACCTACAGCACAACCACAAAGAAACATGCCAATTACAAATAGAATTAATCCGGCAAGCTGGTTATCTTCATTACCTGTCATAGTATAGATCCTTTAAAAGTGGTACTCCTGGAGGGATTCGAACCCCCATAAAACTGCTTAGAAGGCAGTGAACTTATCCAGTTAGTCAACAGGAGCAAATTGTTGATAAACCTCACGTATTGGTCTATCCGTCTAGCATCATCGCAAACCAGGTAATTCCTAATCTGAGCTAGATCAAAATTTTGGTAGGCACGTAGGGAATTGAACCCTATCCCAACAGTAATCAGCTGCCTAAGGAGGTATAAGCTCCTGGTGAGCACCAGCCCTCACGCCCTTAACTAAGATAGTATACCATGGATATAATCAGCTGTCAATTGATTTTCGCTTAATACCACAACTTTTATTTATGTGAATCGTAAGCCTTCTTGATAAGTTCAATTAGCTGAGGATCACGATATGCAAAATCGTCGGGAATATTCAACTGAATAACTTTAGGTCCAGTTGAACCTAGACCAGAAGTATTAATCAGTTCTTCAACAACTTTAGTATGTGCTTTCTCCATTGTCACAATTTCATCAGCCCAATGGAGATGAACGGAATCAATCGGAATCAGAGCATATTCACGAGAAATACCAACAGCACGAGTATTGAAGTTATAAGGTTCTTGTGAAAGAACAAATGCTGTGGTTGGAGACCTAAGAAGACCTGCAGAGCAAACACATAGCACCCGTTTAAATTGGCCCTGGAAGCGATTGCCTGCATTACCAATTCGGTTCATTGTACTCATGTCATCACCTCTCATTATATGATCTTTATATCACAGACTAAAGGAAAGTCAATAGATATTTGGTGCTCTCACTCGGAATCGAACCAAGTTCTCAGGATTACAAAACCCGTGCATCGCCACTTATGCTTTAAGAGCAAGTTTGGTGCGGTAGACGGGAATCGAACCCGCATTGGCCTGATTGAAAGTCAGGGTTCCTAGTCCAATTAGAAGACTACCGCAAACTTAGAATATATCCAGTGTATTTCATCAGCCCAACTGGAAGGCCTCTTCTATATTTCTCTATAGAAAGAGAAACAAGAACTGAATGGTTGTCCTGGTTGGTTTCGATCCAACTACCTTTCGCTTATCAAGCAAATGCTCTCCCAATTGAGCTACAGGACATTAAAGTGGAGGATCAGTGAGGTAACGCTCCCCTTGCGACCGGATTAAAAGCCCGGCTGTAGCACTTGCCTGACATATACGCTACTGATCCAAAGTGGTACTCCCTGCCAGATTTGAACTGGCACTAATCTGATCTTAAGTCAGACGCCTCTACCAGTTGGGCTAAGGGAGCAATAAAACTGGCTCCTCGTCCAGGTACCGCCCCTGGCAAACTCCGGTTAACAGCCGGGTCCGTTCGCTTGCTCGGATCACGAGGAATATTTTTGTTTTCTTTTCTTCCCCATTTGTGGGGTAAAATCAGGAAAATATTTTGCAAAACTCATAACTAAATATGGTTGACTATATTTATAGTCTTCTTGTCTAACTCCTGCAAAACCTTTAACTTTATATATTTCATAAAGTTTATGTAGTTCTTGTTTTTTAGTTTCAAGAGCAATATTTTTTTGTTGTTCTTTTTCTTTTTTCTTGATATCTTTTAATATATCATTTTTAAATGATTGTAATCTTTGTTTAGTCCATCCTTCTGGGATTTGATCAGAAGCTTTAATCTTTTTTTCTTCTATACCATTAGAAATCCATATGGTACCAAACTGACTATTTTTTTCTCCAAGTCCATGTCCTTCCTTTGATAAGGACATTTTTTGTATTGCTTCTTGAGTATGTTTTTTACCTAAAAAGTTTCTTGGATCATAGTTTACAGCTTTTAAACCAGCAGCTATTTTCTTAGAAATATCTTTTTTAGTTTCTTCATCCCTATTTTCATATATTCTTTTTGTTATTAATGAATGATTGTTTTTATATTCTTCAGTGTGTTTTAATCCTAAGGTACCACCAAGATTATTAGTGTTTACATAACCCCAACCACCTTGTCCACCAGGGCAAAGATTATAGCTACCTTCACCTAGAACTACATATCTTTTTTCGGCCTCATTCATTTCTTCTTCAGTATTGAAAGTCTCAAGTATTTCTTTCTCAAAATTTTCAATACCATGTTTTTTTATGGCTGCTTGTATAAGTTTACCAGAACCCATATATTTATCATTTAGATTCTTGGTTTTATGTTTTCCTATATAAAAGTTGCCATTAATCTTATTAGTTATTTTATAAATAGTATAGTGCATTTGGCGCTAACCCTCCGTTGTGAAATAGTCTTATTGACATTGCTATTTATACAACGGAGGTGCTTATGAGGACCGAGTCGGGATCGAACCGACGGCATATGGAGTAAGAGTCCACTATTCTACCTCTGAATTACCGGTCCATATTCTATCATATTTATAAGTCAAAGAACAAAGTGGTTGGAAGTTTTGGCTCCCAACCGATAGGTCAATTAGTAGCTAGTATATCGAACTACAGTCTTACCACGACTGTTTACAATCTTATCGCTATAGATATCATGCCCTTCATTACGAAGTCGATAGATAAGATCGTAAGGATTAGAAACACGATATCGAGAAGCAATTTGGCGAGAAGTAAGTCGCTGGCGCTTCAGAATAATAGAGCGATAGAGCTTATCAGTTTTAGACTCGGTGTTCATATTTATACATCCCTCATCATTATTTAGTCATATTATACCAAAAAAAATGGTTGCAACCATTTTTTTGGTCATTTTTGATATTGATAATGCAAGGTCCACATATCCGCATATAACTCGTGAAGGTCACGGTCGGTAGTGGAATCCTTAAAGTTAGTATATCCTATATCCGAAACTCTGTCAACCAAAACTTTTGGTCAATTTTTAGAGCAGTAAGTTCTAATCTATAATCCGAAACCGTAAGAGTTGTAATCTTAGTTGAAAGAATATCTAAAACCAAGCATATGCTTGAATGATTTAGTCCATCATATCAAGAATACGCCCATCATCATTCACACAACGAATTCGACGGTCTGGAAAGCGCATCTTGACGTTCCGCATTTCAATCAGAATTGCCGAATCCAGTGTGCCTTCCTCGGAAGACCCTACAGTGCGCCAAGACCAACCATCCTGAATTTGAAAATGAATATACCGCATTTAAGTGTCTTCCTTGTTGTTATGATCAATATATCATGGTTGGCTTAATGTGTCAACCATGAAATTTAAATTCCCATCAAATTTTAAAATTTGAGCAGAATTTTCAACTTTATATAAAGTTGACTTTCTTATTTGATATCTAAGATCGTTGGATAAGATAGTTCTTGATTTAACTATAGATAAGTCTAGAGGTGCAAATAAAACATTCTCTATGACTGATTCCATTAAATTGGATCCCAGAGTTGATGGTAGATTAAATCATCAACTGGTTCCACAATCATTTTATCGCCAACACAATGATCCATTACTTGATCCCAGACTATATAATTTACCCGTTCCCAGATTAAATACTCAACTTGATGTCGAATCATCTGACAAACTTCAAATCTTACAATATTCATAATTCATCCTCATGAATTTGATGAACAATTTGATCGGAAAATACATGTGGTATTTGCTGTGGTAGTTCAAGTGATAATGCAACCGATAGTTCATCAGATACTTGATACCAAACTTTACGATATACCTCAACCCGAGGTAAATTCCAAACCTTATCTTGAACCCAAATCATATTAAAAATAGTAACGGCGGGTGTCATCAGTACCCTGGAACCGCTCCTCATGACTTAGATCTTCAATTGGTGTATTGATCCCAGGAGGATGATCCTTAATCATTTCACCCATTTCATCCTTACCTAGATACTTAAATCCCTTATAATTACCAGATGATTGTAGAATATGCTCGAGCAGGTCAATCAAACCTTGCCTATAGCTAGCAGGCATATAGCTAGTAGCTAGGGTATAATTTACCCTAACCCTATATTCATCAACTGGAAAAGTCTTTCGGCTAGCCATATCAAATACCTCCAATCAGAACCATGGTAAAGGCAAAGGCACCTGCCACCAGGATATGGAGCAGGAACCAGCAGGCATTAGCATCACCTTGGCGAGTCATTACCTATACCATCCTTATTTGGTCACTAACCATTATACACGCTCAGGGAAAAAAGTCAACCCTTAGTTTAGGGTTTCACAAGGATAAAGATAAGTGCAACCGTTGACCGACACAACCAGTTCGGATTCCTCGGCTTGGGCTACCGCAAAATCCATAGCCTCATTCTCAGTGGTGGCGTTTACCTCCATCAGCAGAATGGCCCAACGATCCTTTAAAGAGATAGCCAGTTCAACCTGGTAGACGTTCATCGTGTGACCCTCATTCATCATAGTCTCTTTATACCACCACCTGATTTAAAAGTCAATGGCAAGGATATCAATGGGTTAGCATCGGATTGGACCTAACCCATTGAAAAGATTCAAAAATAATTTTTCAAAAAAGTTGAGATTTTTTCGTGCCGTTGATGCCGTGGGCGCCGCTAGACGGTAAAACCTAATCTTTTCAATAGGTTAGCACTTTACCAAAACCCAATCATATCAATGGGTTAGGCGCTCAAGACGTTTCTCGGCAGTCTAAGCCGCCTCAGTCATATGGATTATCCACCTAGCCCACTTAGCACGATCTTAGACGTATTCTTACCTAACCTATTGAAAAGATTAGGTCTGATTTTTTTCAAAAAAAGTTGAAAAATTTTTGGTAATCATATCAACCACTTAAGTCTAACACATTGATTTTGTTGGGATTGACTTTTAAAGTGGGTAGGGATATAAAGAGACTATGATGAATGAGGCAGATATGACCAATCTGAACACCTTCGAGGGCATCAAGGGCTACGCCACCTATGCCGCTGCTCAGCGTAAGCTGCAGAAGGAAATCACTAGCCACGGCATCCAGTGCTTTGTGGCGGTCTCTTCCGAAGGTCGGTTCATCCCGGTTGCGGTAGGTGAGCGTGCCGTTCAGGCTGGACTTCACTTTCGTGGCGTTGCGATTGTGGGTTGACTTTAATCCCAGATTGGATTATAAGATGACTATGAACAAGGGAATGAACATGACAATTCTTCCGCAGCTTGAAAAGCTTTCCGATATCCTCCGTGGCGACGTCGGCTCCGACTACGCTCTAGGTTGGATGCAGTCGATGATTAATGATTTGATGCATAACCAGGATATCAAGCTCAGCAAAAAGCAGCGGATTGCACTTGAGACAATTGTTACCGAAAATATTGACTGGGCGCAAAAGTGTGCCACCAAGCACTATAGTGAACGGTAATAAAGCTTAATACAATGAATAAGGGACACACGATGAACGAACATGTCAAGAAGTTTATGAACGGTTGGTCTGGTAGTCGACTGCTTGAAAAGCATAGTCTATCAGATTATGGGTTTTGGAAAGCCCGTGGTGAAGATCCTAACTGTGATATGGGTGGTTCTCATAACCTACCGGAGCTTGGTATCTTTGAGGGTAAGCTCGAAGATGTGATTAATTATGTAGTTCTACTCCCCGGATGGTATAATTGGGGCTCTGGTGGAAATATTGAGGCTTATTCTTCCAAGAAGATTAAGAAGATTACTGCTGATAGTGTAAATGAACTCAAGAATAATCATAAGAAAGTCAAGGACCTTAAGGCTGAACTCGAGCGCATCAAAAATGAGATTGCAGAACTGGAGAATTAAAATGCCATTTCTTAAAATTTTCTTTAGTACTATTGTCACAGTTGTAATGCTTTCATATATTGTATCTTTTTTTTCAATTGTAAGTATGTACATAATGACTGGCAACGTCGGAATCACGATTTGTTCAGCTACAAATGAACGCATTTCGGGTAAGTAAAATGTACTATAGTATAGAAAGTTGGGGTAAAACTTGCCATGGGTATGGATGGCTTAAAATTATGGAAGTATACACTTTAGAAGATGCACTAACTGTGCAACAACGATATGAATATGGTATGAATGAATCTAATCCAGCCGATAATCACTGGGGTTGGGTAAATAATGATGGTTGTTGGCCAACACGCATTAGTTCTATGGAATATTTGGACTAAAATAAAATGAAGCATGATCATTATATGAGTATCCTGGCTAAGCTTTCTACTTCCCTTGAGAAGGTAGCAGGCGCCAGGATTTCTTCGTGTGTTGTTCTTAAGAACAACATTCTTTCATTTGGTTTTAATAAGCGAAAGAGTCACCCATTTCAAGCCAAGTTTGGTAAGAATGAGGAATGTATTTTTCTTCATGCAGAAATTGATGCTATCAAGAATGCACTCAAGTGCACTAGTGTTGAGGATTTGCAGCGCAGCACTCTCTACATCTATCGGAGCAAGAAGGTAAATGGAGTTGAAACAAATGGGCTCGCAAAACCCTGTGTAGGATGTATGCGAGCCATTGTTAGTTTTAACATCAAGAATGTAGTCTATTCAACTGATGATGGATATGCTACTCTATAGAGTCAGCTATATTTCTTTTTACGTCATCATCAACGATAATGTACTTAGTTTTTTTATCCAATTCTGGATAGACATCTAGTATCTTACGTACTTCAATAAGTCGCCCTATGACGCTATTTAAAGAGTCATGCGATACTCGATCATTATTGCCATCTTGAAGTTCGTATAAAATTGATTCCAAATTAGTGTCTACTGACTTATCTATCTGATAGACATTTCCATCTTTATCAATTCTAGTCTCAAGTGAGGGGAAAAGAATTTGGGCAATAAGCTCAAGTTCTTTCCTCTCAAATTGTTTGGGCTTCTTTTTAAACCAAGAAAACATGATATATTGCTTCCATTAAAATTTCTTTTTACCAACGCTATATTTGCTAGTTAACGTCCACATTTCTTTTTCTTTAAATGAGATGATTTTAACTTGACTTAATGGAATCATATCTTCAATTATATCTTTGTTTATAATTTTTATTAGATTCCAATCTTCCAAAAGTCTAGCTATGGTATTTCTTCTAGAGCAATCCTCATGAGTAAAATCTGTTGGTTTACCATCAAGTGCAAAAAGTTCTTTGAAGTGCACTATATAATAGCGCCCTTGTTTGTGTAATATGTGGCAAGATTGATAAAGAATCTTATCTCTCTTTGAAGCCACACCCATACGAGTCAGAGTTTCTTTTACCTTTAAGAAATCTTCGTTTTCAGCTAGCTTTATTTCCAAAAATGTATTTAAAATAGTCATAGTCATTCCTCACAATAAAAGACTATATATTTATTTTTTTATAATCTTTTATCATTTTTAGAATCCGGAGTAATAAATTTACTCACAAACTCTTTCCGCTGATCCTGATTAAGAACTTTCCAAAATTGCTTGGTTCTTTGTAGATTGAGACTGACAACTTTTGAAATATCCTGAAGGAGTTTTAGCTCCTTCTTTTCAGCTTCAGTCTTTTTGAGCCATGGTTTATACCTTTTGGCTCGTGCTTCAACGGAATAAAACATGAAGTCATGTTGCAACTTTTTATCTAAATGATGCATTCTATTTGCTTGTTCTGCAAACACCAGTGTATCTGGATGCGCCATAAAAGATTTATTTACAATCCATGGCTCATATAGACGTGCTGTATTATCATCTAAAAGATATTGTTTATCCTTTGAGATATCACCAATGAAAGTCCACACATTAAGGGTGGATTTTTCAGTTGGCTCTTCCCTATGCTCTACAATCCCAAATAGGGTTGATGTTTGGCTCATACAAATTCACACTCCATGCAAATTTCAACAAAGAAAGCCATGAGATTGATCTCGGAATCGGCAACAAATGCCGCCTTGTACTGATAATCAGCAATCTTTAAATCC